GTTCCCAAGAAGAACGATAGATAATATTTGCTGGGTTTCCACGATATTTTTGTGGGTTTTTTGGTAAAAATCTGCCTGAGTATGCCATATAAATATGTATATTACTTCTAAAATAAACCCCAAATGGCCATAAATTTAACTACACTTCCTTCAAATATTGGCGGCATTTCTGTAAGTAATGCCACAAAGGGTCCTCTAGCTGCACTTTATGGTTCAAAATATGATAAAGCACAGTATAGGTATCCACGTGATTTGGGTTCAAATCCTGCAAGGAAGCATTCAATCGTATTTACTGCACTAAAACATAGTCCGCAACAACTCTCTCAAGTTGGTTCGGATGCTAATGCATTGGTTGCTGAACTCGGTAGTTTGGGTGGAGTTTATGCTGATGTTGCATCGAAAGCTTCAGATATTCTGAAAAATGGCAATTTGTCCATGCAACAGAAAATAGAGCAAATTAAAGGCACAGTTTCAAATGCACCAACGGAAGCTTTAGAGATAGGATCTAAAGCAAAGACACTTTTTGATTCGGTTTCACAATTCACTATAAAAGGAAATAGAATACCGGATACAACAATCGGTCTGTACATCCCAGATACAGTTAATGTAACATATGCGTCTTCATATGACAGTGATGTTTCATTGTCGAAGTCACTTGGTCGCTTATATTTCTTAGCACAAGGTGCAACATCTTTAGCTGAAACATTCAAAAATCAAAAAGATGTTTCTATGACAAACATGATTAATGCAGCAGGCAACGATCCCTTTGTTAGAGATTTGGTTTTTGGAGCAGCAGGCAAAGCTCTAGGTATGGATCAATTGAATCGCTTGGCAGTTAATGCCGCAGGTTATGCACTTAATCCACAGATACAAGTTTTGTTCAGAGGAATAGGGTTTCGTTCGTTCCAATTCAACTTTGTATTCACACCATATAACAAAGAAGAATCACAATTAGTTAAAGAGATTATAACAAAATTTAAATATCATGCTGCACCACAAATTGACTCAAATGGTCTATTTGGTCAAGGCATGTACATGAAAATTCCCGATTCATTCGATATTAAGTTTTATTATGGCAACGAAGAAAACAGAAACGTACATAGAATTGGTGAATGTGTGTTGGAAAACGTAGACGTTAATTATGCCGGAAGCGGACAATGGTCAACCTTCAATGATGGTGCACCGAATCAAATCACATTGACGTTACAGTTCAAAGAAACTATCATTATTGACAAGAACAGAATTGACGAGGGTTATTAATGTTATACTTCAATTCATTACCGCAAATAATTACGCCAGATGAAAATGGCAATCCATTAATTCTGACAAACTTAATGACTCGCGCAAAATTGTTGGAAGAATTAAAAAGTAACCCAATGTTGTTTTACAAGTACAACATACAGGAGTCTGATACACCCGAAATAATTGCAGACAAATATTATGACGATCCCAACAGATTTTGGATTGTTTTATATTCTAATGAGATTTTAAATCCAATTTGGGATTGGCCACTAACACAAGAACAATTTTTGCAATACATTGATAACAAATATGCGGAAGATGCCGCAAATGCAGGAAAAACGCCTTTCGAATATACCAATTTAACTATACACGCTTATCAAAAAATTACAGAAACAACAGATAGCGTATCGTCCGAAACAACAAGAAATATAGTATCGATTGATGAGGCGACATATAATAGTTTGATTCCAACAGAAACAACTTATGCAATAGGAAGCACACCAAATGTAACATATTGCACAGTTAACATTTCTAAAAATATAGTGACTCTATATGATTATGAATATGATTTAAATGAATCTAAACGCGAAATCAAACTGTTAAACACTGATTATGTGAGTCAAATGGAACAAGCATTCATTCAAGTGATGGGTAGATAATGGCAACACCTCTAATAGGCACAGCACCACTTTTAGAAGATAATTATTTCCTTCAAACGGTGGAAATATTAACTGCTACTGGTACACTAAACATCAAAAGTTTAGTAGTTGAAATATCTTACTATGAAGATATATTTCGCGGTTCTGTAACAGGCGAGGTTCTTATCAGTGATTCTATCAGCATCATTGATCGAGTTGGCATGTGCGGCAACGAATTCTTAAATTTGACCTTTAGTAAAAATAAAACACAGACGGAATCTGAAAAAGTTTCTAAAAAATTTAGAATATATCGCGTCAGTGAAAGAATACTGAAGAATCAAGAAACTGAAAACTATACTTTACATTTTTGTTCCGAAGAATTCTTTTTGTCCGAACAGATGAAAATAAGTAAAGCTTACAAAGGCAAATTAATATCAGACATTGCTTCTGATATTTTAAAAAATGAATTAAAAACCACAGACTATACAGTGCAAGGAACCACAGGTCTTTATGATCTGATTATACCATACAAATCACCGTTTGAAAGTTTACATTGGTTGTGCAATTATGCTATGTCACAAGGCGATTCAGGAGCAGACTTTTTGTTTTTTGAAAACAAAGATGGTTTTAACTTCACATCATTACAGGAACTGTACAAAAAAAGAGAATACAATTTCTACAAATATAATGTGAGAAATATTGATAGTCCTTTGAGTGGTGGAGATGAATTGAAAAGAAACTTGACAAGTATAAAATCATACACATACTTAGACACCTTTGATACTTTGTATGGTATCACAAATGGCGCATTTGCAAGCAAAACCTTGACAATTGATCCGTTAACTAGAAAATTTTATGAAACAAATTTTGATTATAAAAATGATTATTTTTTCAAGAATGTTCAATTAAACGATTTTTCTGTAATTAATAATTTAAAAAATAAGAATGGTAAAACTGTAAATGAGATGTATGACTCGACTTTTAAAGTTCTTATAAGTAATAAAGAACAAGATAAAGCTAAACTTATTTCAGAACAACCTTGGTCGGTTCAAAAGGACATAAATGCGGAAAAGTTTGTTCCTTATAGAACTGCACAATTGGCGTTGTCGAATTATACAAGAGTGAAAATCTCTGTTCCAGGAGATCCCAAACTATCAATAGGAACGATCATATTTTTGGAACTACCATCTAGTGCAGCTAAAAGAGATGGTTCAGGATTAAATGAAGGTTCTTATGATGCATACAATTCTGGACGTTATTTGATTTCAGCAGTTAGACACGTTATCAAAGCGGATATGACATATGATACAGTATTGGAAGTAGTAAAAGATAGTATGGCATCAAGCTTACCTAATTGGGATAGCGGCACTAATAACGATGTATTAAAAGGTTGAAAATGAATTTTTCAAATAGAATAGGACACGATAATTTTGTTTGGTGGTTAGGTGTCGTTGAAGATGACAAAGATCCATTGAAAATGGGTCGATGCAGAGTTCGTATTTTTGGCACACACAACCCAAATCTTGAATATATTCCAACCGATACTTTGCCTTGGGCGTCACCTGTTAATCCCACAAATAATTCAAAAACAATCGACACGCCGTTGCCAGGTGAATATGTTTTAGGTTTCTTTCTAGATGGACTCAGTTCACAGTTTCCAGTTATGCTTGGTGTTATACCAGGTATTGCACAAGAAGAACAAAGAGCGGGAACAGGTTTCTCTGCACTAGCAAGAGAATATAATAATCCAGACGTAATTAAAGTAAATCAAGAGAAAACACCTGTTGCACCAAATGTTGCACCAAATATGGTATTGCAACAAGTTGGTAAGGCATCTATTCCACAAAATGCAGTAACTGCAAATAACACAGTTCTCGGTTGGACAAATTCACAACTTGTGCATTCATGTGATTTTAGATTCTTGATTAATCTTGGAGATTTGAACATTGGTGGGTTAGAAAATCCAATAACATTAATTCAACAAGCTATAGCGAATTCGAAAAATAAAGCAGCAGCATTAGTCAGAACATTGTTGGCGCAATTACTTTCAAACTTCAGAATTGGTTTTCAAGGTATTATTGTTGCATTAAATTTGGATCCAACAGGACAACTATCAAAGTCAATTTCACAAGTTCGTGATGTGTTGCGAAAAATTAATTATTATTCCAGAAAATTAGCAGAATATGTGGGTAGTGCAGCACTTGTTGTTGCAGTTATTCAAGAATTGAAACAAGTCATTGATTGGATTAAATCTCTGCCTGCTAAAGTTCTTGCCATGTTAAAAGAATGTTTGACAACATTTCAAAATGCAGTCACTACAGCGACAAGTCAAATTGCAGCAATACCAGGTCAACTTACAAATGGTCTTGTTGGAACATTTAAAGAATTGGAATCAAGCACACAAGGATTGATAAATCAGGCTGAAGCCGCAGCAGCGTCAGCAAATGTACCAAATACTTTGATTACATTAATTACATCACCAGATACAGCAAATGTTAATGTTTTGACGCAATATATAACTTCAGAATATCCAAATTCAAACGTGGTGATTGCAAACTCAAACGATGCGACATTTAATGTTGCAAATTCTTCTACACCCTAAGGTTTATAATGTCAGAACAACCAAGTTTTTTCAAAGGCTGGACTGAACCAGAATCTGCGGCTAATACCGATTATCCGCCAGATTACCCATACAATCATGTTATACAGTCTACATCAGGTCACACACTTGAAATGGATGATAGCCGAGGACGTGAAAGAGTCCGTTTAGCACATAGAACCGGTACATTCATCGAAATGCATCCAAATGGCGACGAAGTGCATAAAGTATACGGAAACAGTTATGTAATTACTGTACAGAATAATAACATTCTCATCAAAGGCGATTGCACAGTCACAATTGAAGGTGATGCGTATGTGAATATCAAAGGCGACAAGGTCGAACAAATTGACGGAAACTATGAGTTATACGTCAAGGGTAATTTTTCGCAAGTTGTAGAAAAAACAGGAAATATCACCGTTAAGAATGATTTGAAAATATTATCAGGTGCATCTCCAGGCGGAGGTGCAATGACTTTAGCTTCCGCAGATGGCGTTTATGTTGAATCTGATTTAAATGTCGAAGGTGAAATTGTAGGACAAAAAATGTATTCAAAAGGTCGTGTGGATGCAGAAACTGGTATCAGTGCGGGTCCACTAGGTTTTGTGACACAAACAGGTGGTGTATCTGTAGGTTACCCTGCACCAGGAACAGCCGTGGCAGTTCCGGGACAAATTATGAGCGTGGGTAACATGGTCAGCAACATGTCTATAAATGCACTCATAGGAATGAATGCTCCTTTGGGCAATTTCGGTACAATGTCAGCCGTTTTAATGACAGACCTAATTAATACTGGAATCTATGATAGTCATATACATCCTTCACCTAAGGGTATGACCGGTCCTCCAGCAATGCCAATGGTATAAGGAATTATTATGGGAATAGGAATTTTCAATAGGTTGGGTTTTCCCGCTTCTATGGCAAATAATACCATAGACTTTTCAGCACAAACCCAAAATAGTTTGAACAATATGCCACAAATTTTAACTACGTGGCAAATGGAAGACATTGCGAATAGCAATACTTATGGTTATTTTGTTAATCCTGTGTCGGACTATGCAAATACATTAAATTCTACAGTATTGTCTATGCAGTCAGTGGCAATCAGTGGAAATTTGACAACAATTTACAATTCTACAAGTAATGTAACATCGTCGAATACGATTATAAGCTTCAGAGAACACACTGACAGATTATCGGGAGTGACACCATTGGATGCAAACGCAAACAATGCATTGTTACCACATTACAATAATTGCATAGGTTTAGGTAAAGCGCTGACATATATTGTATATCAAAGTGATGGCATTTCGAACAATGCAGTGATTATGGGCAATTTTGGTTCACTTTATACGACAAATACACTTTCAAACTATTCGACAACACTACAAAATGATTTAATTTTGATGCAAAATAGCATTTCCGCTGGAAACAGCAATTTATCATTAAGTCAAATCAACAGCATTATATCACATTTAACCACCATGAACACATTTGTGTATAACTCAGTTACACAAGATGTGAATTATTACAATAATTGTAGAGCAATCATCAATGACTACAATTCGGTGAAGGGTTTTGGTTATATGGGTGACACTGAAAAGTATCTCGTTAATACCTTAATTGGTAGTGAAAAACTAAAAGCGCGAGTTTCTTAAAAATTCGAAAATCCTGTTCCGGCCCAAGAATTTTTTCGAGCTAGTCATTGGTTTTGAAAAAGTCGTTTTACTCCAGCAATAAATAATAAAATGGCACAGACACTAACAAAAAGATATTCAGATATAGACCTTTCTTTTACCAGGATACCCGGTAGAAATGATATCGCCTTGAGTTATGATGAAATGGCAGTCGTTCGTTCAGTACGAAACTTGCTGCTTACTAAAAATTATGAAAGGTTATTTCAGCCAAACATCGGTTCAAGGGTGCAACAAATGCTCTTTGAACCTGTTGATTTTTTGACGGCACAAAGTCTGAGAACAGAAATTGAGAATGTGATAAAGAACCATGAACCAAGGGTTAAGATTGACAGCATTTTGGTAATTGCGGACCCAGATAATAATTCTTATAGTGTGGATTTACAATTTTTTATTGGTAACAATGTTGAGCCAACCGCAATCAATTTAATTCTTGAGAGGACAAGATAATGGCTTCAGCCAACTCAGGTCTACAAATAACAAACTTAGACTTCGGTTCTATTAAGAACAGTCTAAAATCTTTCTTACAACAACAAAGCGACCTCAAAGATTACAACTTTGATGGTTCTTCATTGTCCATCCTTTTAGATTTACTTGCATATAATACACAGTATAATGCATACTATCTAAACATGGTTGCCAATGAAATGTTCTTGGACTCCGCCGTACAAAGGGGGTCAGTCGTTTCTCACGCAAAACTGTTGAACTATCTACCAAGATCGGCAGTTGCTCCCAAGGCAACCGTAAATACAGTTTTCAATCAAGTTACAACATCAACACTGACTCTTCCTAAGGGAACAACTTTCATTTCGGAAGCAATTGATGGTGTCAACTATACATTCGTGACGAAAGATGCAACAACAGTAAATGTCACTGCAAACACCGCCATTTTTAACGGTCTGGAAATTTATCAAGGTATTAGTTCTTCATACAGCTACACACTGAATACAGTTTCAAATCCGAAACAAATTTTTGATATACCCGATACGAATGTAGACTTGAGTACATTGGTGGTTACTGTGCAAGAATCGTCTTCGAATCTTATCAGCGAAACCTATAATCAAGCAACAAATTTCTTATCGCTGACACCTTCAAGTGAAGTATATTTCTTACAAGAAGGAATGAACGGACTATATCAAGTTTATTTTGGTGATGGTCTTCTAGGAAAAGCTTTAAACAACAATAATGTTGTCAACATTTCATATATCACAACAAATGGCACAGCATCTTTTGGTGCAAACTCATTTACTTTGACTTCATCTGTTGGTTTTTCCAATAATATCACACACGCCATAACATCAGCATCAACTGGTGCGGATAAAGAGACAATCGATTCGATCAAATTTACTGCACCTAAATCTTTTGCGGCACAAGGCAGAGCAGTCACGAAAGAAGATTATGTGTATTTAATTCAAAACAATACACAAGATTTTCCAGTGGATTCGGTTTCAGTTTGGGGCGGAGAAGAAAATACTCCTCCTGTTTATGGACAAATTTTCTGTGCTATTAAACCTGCCGGTGGTTATACTTTAACACCGACACAGAAAGAACGAATCATTAATGATGTTATTAAACCAATTTCTGTGTTGACAGTTGTTCCGACAATCGTAGATCCAGATTACAACTTTGTGAAAATTAATACAAAAGTATTATATGACACCAAGAAAACCACACTAAATGGTGGACAGGTGCAGCAACAAGTCATTGGTGCAATTAATACGTTTGCTAAGAATACTTTAAATACATTCAATTCAACGTTTAAAACACCAGAATTAATTACTTCGGTTCAAAATGCAAACCCTGCAATCATTACAAATGAAACCGATATAAGATTGCAGAAGAAGTTTTATCCTACGCTGAACACTAAGACCACATATCAATTAAATTTTGGCATACCATTAAAGAGAAATTATTTCAATGCAGGACTGTCCAGTTCACCCGACTTTAGTGTGGTAGACACAACTGCAATAGGTAATATAAGAACAGGCGTATTCTTTGAAGAAGTTCCTTCAATTGTTGGCGGCGTAGCTTCTATCAACATCGTAAACCAGGGATATTCATACACAAAAACACCTATTGTGACAATCACTGGTGATGGCACGGGCGCAGAAGCAGTTGCAGTATTGGTAAATGGTCGAGTAAATAGCATCACGATCACGAACCCAGGCTATAACTATACACAAGCAGTTGTAACTATAACAAATGCAGATGGTGATTCTAGCGGTGCATTAGCTTATGCTGTGGCTGTTCTTGATGGTTCTGTCGGAACTTTAAGAACATATTACTATCAAAATAACACAAAACAAATTTTGAATCCTGATGCTGGAACAATTGACTATCAAAACGGCAAGGTCGTGCTGACAGATTTTGCACCAATTGCGGTCAATAATGAATTGGGAACATTTATTATTTCGGTTGTACCAGATTCAACGATTGTTTCGTCAACATACAATAGAATTGTGGCGTTGGATGAGTTTGATCCTGAGGCAATAACAGTAACCGTTTCTGCTGCACAATAATGACAACCTTAGCAAATACAACAACAGATAACAAAGCATCGATTCTGGTACCTTATCAGTTACCAGAATTTATTAGATCAGACTATAAAACGTTTGTTGCATTTCTACAGGCTTACTATGAGTGGATGGAACACCAAGACATAGGAACTTGGTCTGCAAACAATCAGTTTACTCCGTCTGGGAAAGAAGGTGCTGCATACGGCATACAAAATCTACACAACTATACTGACATAGATTATAGTGATCCAGGTTCCACCTATAACAAATTCATTGACTATTATTTCAATGACTTTTTACCGAACTTTCCAAAAGATACACTTGCGGACAAAAGCAAACTAATAAAAATTGCACGTGAGTTGTACCAATCTAAGGGTACACCAGCATCTTATCAATTTCTTTTCAGAGCATTATACAACTCTGATGCAGATATTTTCTTGACACGTGATGTAGTTTTCAAAGCATCGGACGGAAAATGGTATGTCTCTAAAAGTTTGAAGTTGGACACGGAAGATTCACAGTTTCTTTCCATCAATAATCTGAGATTGTTCGGTGAAACTTCCAAGTCTATTGCAACCGTCGAACGTAGTATCAGAGTAGGTACAAGAACCGAAGTTTACATTTCAAACATTGAACGTGTGTTTGTTTCAGGTGAAACAGTTCGTGTTGTCGATAACAACAATCAAACTTTATATTTTAAGAATAGTCAAGTTGTTTCGAAAGATACACCAGGTGCAACAACATTAACTGCAAAAATTATTGGTTCTATTGCATCAATACAAATAAATCCAAAAAAACGTGGTCAGTTGTATCAAGGTAGAACTGATACATATTCTGGCGACCCGGTTGTTTTCTATGGCGGTTTAAATTCTGAAAATGGAATCGGAGCAGAAGCATATGTTTTGGAAACAACTTCCGGTTCTATTCGCGCCGTCAACGTTATCGATGGTTCACAAGGTTACAGACCCGATCCGAACACTTACATTCGTTTCACGGGTGGTGGAGGCACAGGCGCAATCGCTAACGTGGGTTCTATTGATCCATCAAGCCAAATAAATGTCGCATTTATTCCTCAAGATTATTTTTCTGCGGCAGCATTAAGCACAACTATTGGTGGCATTTATAGCTTCTTTAGTGCGAACACAACCGCAAATGCAAATGCATCTCTGGCAAATACCTTTACATTCACAGGCTTCTCAACCTTTCCAATAAGTTCTGTACTTGTGAATAACGGCGGCGGTGGATATACAAGCATACCAACAATCACACCGGAATCATTGTATGACACAACAGATCCTCAACCGGTTGAGAACCTAAAGAAAAAAGGAAATTTAGCAGCACTGGGTATCTTAGGTCCAATACAAATTGTAACACCAGGAACAGGCTATGCGAACGGCGACATTATTCTTTTCAGCAACACTGCTGGTGGAACAGGCGCATACGCAAACGTCAGAGTGAATGCAACAGGCAGTATTGTTTCTGCAACTTATAGATATTCAAATACGGCAAATAAGATAACAACCTACCCTCTCGGCGGTTTGGGCTATAGAATGGATAGCTTGCCAACATTAGCAGTAGCTTCATCGAATGGAGTAAACGCAGTATTGAGAGTTAACCAAGTTCTTGGTGCAGGTGCGCAGCTTGAAGCCGTGCCTGACGAAAGAGGTATCGGTGCAATCACTTCGTTTGTTATCGAAAATTATGGTGAAGATTACATTTCTGCACCAAACATCTCTCTGAAAGTGCGTGATATTGTTGTTGCAAACTTGACACAATCACAATTACCAAAACGTGGTGATGTGATTTACCAGGGTGCAGCAATTGATAATTATGTTTTCAAAGCAAATGTCGATTCGATTAGATTGTTACAGGGAAATATTAACCCACTACAATCAATATATTTGCTAAGAACATATAATTACACATCGAACACCAAGACAAATCTACAACTGAATATTACAAACCGTGAAAACGGATTACCTAATCTGTATCCGAATCTTGTCACCTCATATGAAACATTTGATGCATCTGGAAATTACCTGTTCAAACAAGGTATCAGAACATATGGTAACGGTGCAGCACAGGCTACAGCAAAGTTCTTGAATGGATTGATTATTGGTAACGGTCAGTATATCAAAGATGATGGTTTCCCAAGTTCATTCCAAGTTCTTGAGAATGAAAACTATAATAACTTTACCTATGATTTGACCGTACAGAAATCATTTGATGCATATAAAGATGCGCTGTATAAGTTACTGCATCCTGCCGGAACAAAAGTTATTCCTATCAATGCGTTAAAATCTTCAGCAACTCTGAATGTAAATAGTGAATCATTTGAATCCAATTCTTTACCACTATCTTACTATACTGGCACAGCAGGTTCAAATGCGACAGTCTATGCAACGTTTACAAATCCAAGCAACAACATCGTTAAATTCGATGCATTGTCTGGTGCAAATATTGCTACGTTCATTAACGTCAACTCAACAATCTCAGCTACAAGCACAAACGGACCAAACATATTTTCCAAGGTTGTTTCGGTTAACTACACATCAAATACTGTAACACTTAAAGATAATGTTTTCTTGAGCTTCGCAAACGTTGCTTATGCAAATGTCGTTTCGTCCAACAATGGTATAAATATTACAAGTGTCACGAATCAGTATGATGTAATTAATAATGGTGAATATAGCAACACAGAAAACAAATTAGAAGATATTGTATTCATTGGTGATAGCATTCGTGTGTATTCAAATTCAATAAATGACTACACAGGAACAGTTACATATGTGAGCTATTCAAATAATGTAATATTCGTTTCGCCTGCACCAAGTTTTACTGCCAACTCTGCTAATGTATGGATAAGAAGAAATCTTGTGTCAACAAACATCAAAATTTACAATAGCTTTGGTGAAGCCGGAACACCTTATCTAACAACGCAAGCAGGTGATGTTTTAATCACAGAAAATAATCAAGTCATAACACTAGGAATTTAAGCAAATGGCAACAGTAAAAATCAGAGACTTACCGTATATCACAAGTCTACAATCAAACACATCCAATACAGTGTTGGTTGGCGTTGATGTGCCAGGAGATTTCACCGGACAAATGACATTGACGACACTAGCAAATGGTCTATATTCAAACAACTTCTTGCGCGTCGGCAACAATGAAATTTTATTGGCTAATGCGGTTGGTCAGTTCACTGGAAATGCTAATCCATATCTACAGGTATCGATACACAATAATGATGCACTTGGTTCAGGTGACTTTGTTGTAACCGCAGACAATGGAACAGATACTACACATTATGTGGATTTGGGCATTCAAGGTTCACAATTAACACAAGGAGCATTATTGCCATTAGATGGATATGTGATTTCTGTGGGTGATACTGCCGCAACACCAGGAGGCAACTTATTAATTGGAACATTAACACCAAATCGAAACGTGAGTGTTTTGCTTGGTGGTACAGAAAACAATAACGTAGCTGCCGAATTCATATACAATGTTGGTTTCAAGTTAACACAGAAGCCACTCATTTTCGCCGACGGAACATCACAAAACTCAGCAGTTGCTTATTCAGGCGTAGACTCCAGAATTTCTTCAAACGTGGCCACATTACGTGGCGAAATCACATCGAATGTGAACACAATTAATGGCAGTATTACTGCTAACATCGCCACAGTATTGGCGAACACTTCAGGTGTAACTACAGCAGGTGTATTCCGAGTTAGTGGTAGACTTTTTCCAAATAACATTACACTTATTGCAAACTCGACATATGATTATGTCAATACTGCATTGCTAATGGTTAATGGATCGACTGGTGCCGCAGGTAATACAGTGGCTAGTCCCGGTTATATGTTACATGTAGTGGGTGTAGATGGTGTAGCATCACGCATCATCAATACAAGCTATGGTTCGGGTACATATGGACTTTATTCCGGTCGTCACGCAAACGGAACAGCAGCAAATCCTTCCGCAGTATTGTCGGGTGATGTTATCGCACGATACTCAGGTAGCGGATTTAATGGAACTTCATTTTCATCTACGGGTCAAGGTAGAATCGACATTGTTGCTGATGAAAACTTCACAACAGCAAATAACGGAACGAGAATTGAATTCTGGAATACAATTCCACTAACAAATACGCTGACCAAAATAGCCACATTTAGCTCAAATAGTGCGACATTCCTTGGTGTGGTCAGTCCAATGAAAGGTTTCGTTTACACGCCGAGAATCTTCACCTCAGCCCAAACAGCAATATCAATCAGCTTCATTAATGATTCCATGGTGAAAACAAATATTGCAGCACCGTTGACAGTTTCTTTTGGTGATTACTATGTAGGTAAAGAGGTTATTTTATGGATCACAAACACCTCTGGGACCGGACAAGTGTTCACACACGGTTGTTCCGCATTAAATTCGACAACGAACTCGACAACATATAACATTCCCGGAACATCATCAATTATGGCCAAATATATAAGTTTCGGAACTGATGCTGCCAACGTATTCGTTTCTGTAGTACATTCATAATTGGAATTAAAACATGGCATCAAACACAGGTATCTTAACGTATAATTCTGGTGTATATAACCTAAGATTAAATTATTATGCACCAAGTTCCACCATCGCCACAACAGGAAATTTCTTAGGAACATTATATTGTTTCTTATCTAAAGTTGATCCGTGGCCAGTTGATGAAGTTCCTCCT